AATTTGTGAACACGACTAAGAACTTTTTGTTCAGTAAATACTAATTCAAGTCCATCTTGCTTGTCCCACCATTCTTTAAACTTATCAAAAGATTTTTTCATTTCTTCATTATGGATTTCAACAACTTGCCCAGTATGAATATATGTTTCAATAAGATTATGAACTTCACCACCAATTAAACCAGCACTAGACATATTTGCATTTGCAGATTTTTTAATCTGGTCGTAATATTTAATGAGTTCAATCTCATCATAAGTAACACCAGCTTTAATAAGCTTCTTAAATTCCTCAGCACACATCTTCGCTGTCCAGTTTCCGATAACGGAAGCATTGACAAGAATTTTGGTTATGGTTGTTGCTGATGGTAGTTGAGTATCGTTCCAATAATATTTATGAGGTATTGGGTCAAACTGCAAAACTTCTTCTGTATTATCTTTAAACTTTATTCTGTGTTCTTCCATTTTATTTTCCCTTTGTTTTAATTATGCTTATAAAGCATAAATATCTTGTTTAATTGTTTTCTTATAGTCTGATTTGGTCATGTCTGTAAACAAGTTATCCAATGAAACTTCAAATACTTTTGATGCTTTATATATTTGAATAGCTGACATTTGATTTTTACCAAGTTCAAATTTAGATACCTGCTGAGTTTTGCTATTTAAGTAACTAGCCAGATCAGTTTGTGTCATATACTTAACCTTGCCATTGAACTTCTCAATCTTAGTATTGATTCGCAAGAACTTAATATTACTTGCCAATGTATTTGTTATGCTTTGTCTTGTTTCCATATTATTTCCTTCCATTGTTTCATAAATTGTTTCCAATATAACGAGTCTGTCTTTTCAACATCATATTGTGGATATAACTTATAGAACTCATCTAAAGTTAAATCGCTGTGATCTAAAAGAGCATAATAGTATTCCATATAAGTTTGAACAATATGTGGGTTCTTTTCAGATTCTAAAACCAATCGTTCTATTTCTTGTTTTACAGTTATCATATTTTTCTCCATTAATTTAAAACTGAATGACCACGATTAGTCATACATTTTCTAATATAGTTTTTTCTTGTGTCATCTGCTTTAGAAACAACTCCTAAAGATGCTGGTCTAAATATATTATCAATTAACCAACCTTGAAATTCTTGGCTATCAGATAAAGTATTTTCAGCAAACTTAGTGCATAGGATTGTATCATTAGTTATTAGTTCTGCTTGGGATTGTGGAAACGTACCTGATCTGCCAGAAGAATCTACTACTGGCTTGTATGTGTAACAGCTAGTTAAGCTTAGAACTAAACTTAACAATATTAGTTTTTTCATTTTTTTTCCCTTTGTTGTTGTTTTCTAAATACTCAATAGTTATTGCATTAAGTATCTCACGTTTCTTTAATTGAGTTGGAGAGTTCTTCCAAGCTAATAAAATATATTCTATTAGGGTTTCCCATCTCGCATTATCAATTAAATCTTTTAATATTACTGATGCGTAATATTTATTGCTTTTTAGTTTTCTCATTTGCCTTCTCCAGTTGTTGTTTTTCTAATCGTTCTTTGTATTTCTGTAAAGCTTCTTGCATTTTAACTTTCATTACAGATTCTCCTAAAGATTTACTTAGCTTTTCTTTATCTGAGTTCATTCTTTTTCTTCAAGTAATTTAGCTACTTCGTTATATAGTTTTTTTTCTTTTGTAGTGATTTTATTCACAGAAGTAAACTCCTGAACTATAAAATATTTCTTCAAGATTTCATAGCAACCTTTTAGAATATCACGATCAATCTTAATAATCATAGCTAATTAATTATCCAATAGAATAATACTATACTTGAATTAAAAAGGATTAATGATAACACAAAACCTATTCCGTCTTTTGTTTCTCTTGTCATTTGTTATTCTCCCATATTAAAAATGCTAACAGCACACACATACAGAAGTAAGCGAATCCTAAATCGTTAATTAGTTCGTACATTGTTTTGTTAGCATATTGTTAAGTTTACTTATTAGAGTAGTAATACTTTTTTTGGTATTAATTCCCCTAACTTCATTCTCTAAAAGTATTCGTGATAAAGCACAAGTCATTAACTTCATTTCGTAATAACTCATAGAACAAATCACTCCTACGTCTTTTCTTGCCATTACTTCTTCCTTCTTTTATTACCAAAGCAATCCCATTTCTTATGATAAGCTTTAAGTAATTTTGCTAGTTGTTTTTTCATTATGCTTCCTTTGTTAGTTTAGCTAGTTTTAATTTTTCTTTTAAAGCTTTAGTTGGAACATAATCTATTAATAAACTAAACATTATGTCAAAACCTTCTGTGCTTTCACAACAAAAACTTTGTAACTCTATTGCTAATTTTCTTCTAGTTTTGTTTTGTTCTATTTTCATTAAGCAACCTTTTTTCTTTGGTTAAGTCTTTCAGTAGCCATTTCTCTTAATGTTTTAACTGGTTTCCAATTTGCAACTTTAATTTCTTGTAATTCTAAAGATCTTGAAGCTAATTTCATTTCATAGTTCCAAGAGTACATTAATTTTTCTAAAGTAGTTTCATGGTAAATTGTTAAGTTAAGATACTGACGTAATTTATATTCACCAACTTTTTTATAAGTTCCATAAGATGATTTTTTATTTAGTTCATCAATATCATTTTGAGTATATTTAAAGTTATCACTATTAAAATGATTAACTAATGCTTGTGTAGGTTTTTGTTCTTCAATTTTTTTTAGGTTATTTTTTAAATCCTTAACTAAAAGTATTTTTGCTTCTGGGCTTCTTTCAAAAGGTAATAATCTTGCACCAGTACAAACACCATTTCTAAATCCATGACCAACTTGAAAACCATGATCGTAAATAGTGTTGTTTTCTATTTCAATATATCTATCGCAATATCCACAGATTCCAATATCTGATTCTAAAGATCGTTGTAAAAGTTTTTCTTGATATTCTGCTGTTTCGTTTAAAGGTCTTTTGCCAGATATAATTTTTTCTTTAGAAAATGCTTTAAGATATTTACAAATCTTATTAGCAATATTAACCCACGTTTGAGTTTCATATCTTTTTAAAAGTGGATTTAAAGCTGTCCAAGTAGAAGAATAAATATCTGAATTATAAAAAAATTGACCTTTTAAAAAACCACGATAAAATTTTTTCATCTTTTTAAATTCACCATTAAAAATTCTATCTTCTTTTTTACAAACTTTTAACAACTTTAAAAATTTTACGTTAATTTCTTTAACGTCTTTTAAATATCTTTGTTGAACTTCTGGGCTATAAACTTTTGCAGTATGTAACATATTTCCCTTTATGTTTGTTATATGGATTCAATATAATGATTTGTTTTCTTATTTCAACCTTTAAAGTTGCAAAAACTGTGGATAATATAAAACTAATATGATTTAATATCAATGACTTAAACTGTTGCCATTTTGTTCTATCTAATGTAATTGTAATTGTGGGTAGAAAAGTGCCTTCCCTTTTTTGCCCACGTTAATAAAACGAATCACTTATGCCTTTAAAATATGGTAAGAAAAACATAGGCAAGAATATATCTATGCTTTTAAAAGAAGGCAAAGGTAGAAAACAATCAATAGCTATTGCTTTAAGCCAGTCTCGCAGAAGAAAACCTAAAAAAAAATAGTGCAAATACCGAAGGCAAAGATTATAAAATCTGAGAAGCATAGACGTTGGATTTCATCAAACTTCCCTTGTATCATTTGTAAGAACCCTGAAGTCCAAGTAGCCCACATAAGAAACTTGCCCAAAGGCAACGTAGGATTAGGATTAAAGAATGATGCTTATTGCCTACCCTTGTGTTGCGATCACCATTTAGAACAGCATAGAATGAATGAGATAAAATTTTGGTTGAAGTATAATATAAATCCTATATTAATATCCGTTAAGCTTTGTACTCTTAGTGAGTGCAAAAAAGTAAACACACTAAAGGAAGAAGGATATTTTAATGGAAATACAAACTATTTCAGAATCGTGCCAAAAGATTCTTTGCAACAGTAAACTTTATAAAGATATAGATTTTTTTAAAGTACCACATAACAAAATATGTTTGGCAGTCATAAGAGCAATCTCTAAAAAATCATATAACGAAATTGGTAAGCATTATAAAAAGAGTTGGTTCTCGGCTTATGCTTCTGTGCAGGATTGTCAGAAGAATGGATTAAAAAGTTTTACGAATAAAGTTATAGAACTTGTTAAGGAAGATTTAAAATGAATGATGGTTGGATAGCATTACATAGGAAGATATTTAATTCTAAAGATTTTAATAATCAGTTAGAAGTTGCTGTTTTTATATATTTGGTTGCTATGGCTTCACACAAGCCAGTCCAAGTTATTTATCGTAAAAAGAAAATAACATTAAATAGAGGTGAAGTTGCTATTGCCTATAGAGACTTAGCAAAGAGATTTAAGTTATCAACAAGAAACATGGCTACAATTCTAAAAAACTTAATTAAGTCAGACAACCTGAAACATAAACTGCACAAACGTTTGAGTGTATTTAGCATTGTAAAATATGGCAAATATCAAGATATAGAACCAAAAGTGAAACAAGAACTGTCGCACAGAACAACAACTATATATACTAATACTACTAGTATAGATAAAAATAATATAAAGATTAGCAATATGACTAATAAACCAAAGACTATACTTCCTAAGTTTAGGTCTTTGCAAAGCAAGATAGTAGAGCCAGTTAAGGTTAAGAACGAATGGGAGATGGGCAGGGAGAAATTAGATGCCCAAGATTACGAAAGATGGGTGCTACACAAATTAAACTCTTGATTTGCTTACCTTTTTAATCCTTTAAAAATTATATATTTACAATTCTATAAAATATCTCTATTTGGGCTTTATTAACCAGCAGGAGAAGTTATGAAAATAGAAAAGATAATAGCTAAACTTGAAAAGGCACAAGACAAAATCAACACAGAATTTGATAGTATAAACGAAATGCTACAAGACCATTTAGAAGAAATGGAGTCAGACGAGACTTATGACGACTCAGATGAAGATGTAGATTCTGATGACGAAGATTTATCAGATGATGAAGATTTAGATTCTGACGAAGAATAATCCAATTAGATAAGCTGTAAAGCTGGAAGGTTATCACAACCTTAAAAATAATGAATATCAAATTATTAAGTGGGAAAGTCTATGACTATGTAATTATAGTTCTATTCCTATTTTCTGTATTTTTTGTAGGAACATTTTTTCCTAATCAACTCGTCAAGGAGAAGATCAGGCAAGAAACAATAAAACACATTAAAGCAATAGGTTCATTCTACGAACCTAAGATAGACACAAGTTCCAGCGACAAATACATAGCCAGTATAACTAAGTGTATAAATTATATTAATATTGATTTGCCAAAAGAACAGCACGTTCCAACAAGTCTTATAATTGCTCAATCTATTGTTGAGAGTAATTTTGGCACATCTCGTTTTGCAGAACTTGGGAACAATCTGTTTGGCATAAGGGTCTGGAGTCGTGAAGGCATATTGCCATTAAAACAAGACCCATCAATAAATTGGAGAATAAAAACATATAGTACAAAATGCAAAAGTGTAGCTGATTATCTTAAAATCATTAATAATAACCATCATTATTCTGAATTTAGAAATCTAAGAAATAAGACAAAAGACCCAATGAAATTAGTTGAAAAATTAGATAGCTTTTCTACTAGCATTTCATACACAAATCATGTTAAAGAAATTCTAATCAAATACAAAGGAAAAATATAATGCCAAAACATACAATGAAAAAAGCCCCAAAGAAAATGACAAACAAAAAAGGCAAAAAGAAGTAATGGCAAACGAAGTTACTTCCACAAGTCTTTCGGTTTTAACAACAGTACAAAGAAAAAGATCGTATAAAGCAAAACAAAAAAAGAACTCTAAGAAAAAAAAATGAGAAAAAAAAGCACAGTTAATTTAGCTGGTAACTACACCAAGCCAACTATGCGTAAGAGACTGTTCTATTCAATAAAAGCTGGGACTAAAGGCGGTGCAAGAAATCAATGGTCAGCAAGAAAAGCACAGCTACTAGCAAAAGCTTATAAAGCAAGAGGTGGTGGTTATAGATGATTAAGAAATCTCAAAGAGACTTAATGAACTGGACAAGGCAAGACTGGAGAACTAAGTCTGGTAAACCATCATCTAAGACTGGCGAAAGATATTTACCAGCAAAAGCAATTAAAGCTTTATCACCATCTCAATATGCACAAACAACTCGTGCCAAAAGAATAGCAAAGAAAAAAGGGCAACAGTTCTCTAAACAACCCAAGAAGATAGCTAAGATAGTATCAAGATTCAGATAAACAAAATGAATCTTCCTACAAAAATTGTCTTTGGTAGCAAAACAATTAAAGTAAAATTCATAAACAAAAAACAAGCTAACAAAAAAAACATTTACGGAGAATACAATTATAAAAATAAAACAATTATTCTAGATAAAACCTTAGACAATGCAGAAACTATTGACACAACATTACACGAGTTATTCCATGCTCTATTAGATTTTTATTATGTAGATTTAAAAGCTAAAGATGAAGAAATAGCTTGTTCTGTATTAGCTTCTGGTCTTTGTAATATACTTTATCAAAATCAAGATTTATTAGACTTCCTTTACAAATCACTAAAAAAAGAATAATAGTCCAAAACACGAACATACTCGGTTAATATGGATAAGGACATACAAGTAATAGACAAAGACAAAACTATAGGCAGACCAACTTTTGCGTTTACACCAGAAGTTTTAGATAAAATAGAAAAGTTTGCTTCTATTATGTGTACCCTTGAAGAAATAGGCGATATTATTGGTTGCTCACACGACACCATACAAAGAAATCCAAAAGCCAAAGAAGCAATTAAACGAGGGGTTGCTAACGCAAAACAGAACATTAGAAAAACCCAGTTTGATATTGCTACTAAACTTAATTCCAGTATTATGGCTATGTGG